TGCACTTGGCTTCGAAGCCGTCCACGAGCAGGACCAGGTTGACGCCGGCGCCGTCGTTGTTCTCGATCTCCGCCAGCGGGCCGGAGTTCTTGGGGGTGACCTGGATGGATTCCCAGATGGCCCCGGCGGGCGAGGCGACGGTGTTGTTTGTGCCCCACAAGATAGCGAGGCCCTTTTGGATGGGTGACGGTGCCATAATTTAATTTGATGTTGGTGGTGTTTGCGGATTGACGGACGGGAACGTGATTACATTCGTCTGCACCAGCCGGTTCGGGCCGGGGCGGAAAAAGCGGGCTGGATCGGTGGGCATGATGCGCAGATGATTCGTGGCCCACGGCGTCCAGGTAGCAGGGCCGCCGGCCAGATTGGTGCTGCTGAAAACCACCGTTTGCAGATCCAGCGCCGGGTGGTTTGTAATGACGAGCTCGTTTGAAAAAGTGGACATTTCCAGAATACCGCCCTCCACCTTGAATGCCGCAGCGGCAAAGTAGTTTGGGCCGTCCACGAGCGTGCCCTGGTAATCGTAATGGCTAGCCAAACCAACCGAATATATCTCCGAGTAGGTGCGCGAGCCGGTGCCATGAAAAAGCACATAGCCATCGGCGGCCTGGTTCGTGGGCGCAAGCAAGCCAATTTCAAAGGCGAGGCACGGGAGTCCCAGCAAAGACAAAATGGAAATTATGCGCGAGAGGGATTTCACTGGATGATGTTCGTCACACAAAGTCCGTTGCTGAAAACCGTCAGATTCACGTTGGTTACGATGGTTCCAGAAATGGCCGTCACACTGGGAGCCGGCGCATCGGAATTATAGGGAATAAACACCAAGCCTTCCGGCGTGGCGGCATTCGTGGGGCAATAATAATCCGGCACGCATTGAAGTGATCCGATGTAGCAATTCGTTGTGTTGCCAATCGCCCAGCCGTCCACTCCGTAAAATAAAACCGATGCCACGCCATCCTCTTTGAAGACCCGCGTAGCGATCTGACGATAAATCCCGTTTTGGTATCCAGGATAAAAACCACCGCCCGCCACCTCGTAAGCAACTCCAGTATTAATGATGCAGGTATTCGTGACCGTGCCGGAAAACCCGCTCGTGCTGCCGCCGCCGGATCCACCGGTCCACGGATAAAACGTCTGGAGGTTGTTCGTGATCAGCGTGAGCACATTCAAAGTCACATTGGTGTTATAAACGTTGAAGTGCAGTGTGTGCGCCCAGCCGGGCACCAGCAGCGTGTAGCCGATGGGTGAGAGGTTTGTCGTCACTGTGCCATTCACGCATTGCAACTGGCTCGGGAATCCGCCGATGAGGTTTGTGCCGTCGGTGTGCGGATTATATTTTGCATCCGGCACCACCGAGAAGCGGCTGAGATTCGGCTTGCCCGTGATCTGGAGCAAATTGAACAACACCGGCGTGGCACCTAGCGGTGCGGCCACCATCAAAACTAGAATTAAAAAAGCGCTGATCTTTTTCATACGGCAGTTTCCGGGTCGGGGGCGGTGGGCTCGGCGGTCACGTCCACGGCGGGCAGTTGGACACCGATACTGAACACGATCTTGTAGGCATCCATCAGGAAGCCTTCCGTATTGAACGGGGAAATCTCGGTGACGTTCGGCGTCACTTCGGTGGTGGCATCGTCGAAGCTGAGATGCCGGATGGTTTCGCGCGCCTCTTCCACCAGGTCGAACAACGGCTTGCCGTCGGCCACGCCGGCGATGAGGTTCGCGCCCGGCTCCAGCTTCAAGCCCTGGCCGCGCGTGATCACCACCCAGAACGTCCGGTCCACCGCGCCGCGTTCCTCATATTCGCCCCGCTTGGTCTCGCCATGGAACATCACCACGGCGCTCATGGCCTTGCTGGCCGTGCGCAGCAGCACCACGAGCTGGTAAGGATCGGCGGCAATGGCGACCACGCCGCTGTTGCCTTGCGCCCACGCCGCGAAGGCATCGCGAACCTGCTTGAGTTGGGCAACAATGGTCATGCCAGGGAAGCGTCGAGGCTGTTGGGGGTGGTGATGGCGGTGCCGGGCACAAAGGTCTTGTCCACGGCGGCGTCGAACGGGATCTCGCGGTTGCCGACCTTTTGCAGATGGTTCCGCCACCATTTGGCGGTGATGGAAAACGGATTCTTTTCCTCGGCCACGTTCCGGCGCTGATAAACGGATTCGCACACGAACACGATGGCGGCCTGCACCACCTTGGACGGCGCTGGATCCGCGAACGGCACGGTGAACAAGCCCTGCAAATAACCATCCACCTCGGCGCTGGCGGCGGCGACCAGGCTGTCGAACAGCCCGGCATCTTCGGCGGCATCGCCGTCATCATCCAGCGCATCGGTCAGGACCGGCGGCGGGATCTTGGCGGTGATTTGTTCGCGGGTGCAGTAGGCCATAATAATCAGTGATCAGTAATCAGTGATCAGTGGTTGAAGGTTGAGGGGTGAACGGATTTCCAGATTGCATCGGCAGCGGCCAGACGCCGCGTCCGGCGTGGCGCAGGAAGACGCGGGTGTCCGCATACACCTTTTCGCCCAGATCCAGCCAGCGCTGGCAGAAATACCAGTCCTCGGTCAGGAACCGGCGCCGGCCACCGTCGGCGCTGAAGATGCCTTCCATGAAGAACGCATATTCCGTGCGATGCCCTTGCTCGTCGGATGTGTATTCCAGTGAGGGATCGGTGACGATGAGCTTGAGCAGGGCTTCGCGGGCGATGCAGAGAAAGCCGGTGCCGATGTAGCGCACTTCCTGCAAGCCGTCGGGCCGCACTGCGGTCTCACGGCCCAGACCGTTGCCGCACCATTCCACGTGGGTCTTGTCGCGCTTGAGCGGATACATGCCGCCCACCACGAGCTCGGTGTGGCTGATGATGTCCACGAAGTTCTGCGGGGTGAACCCGATGTCCGAGTCGATGAACAGCAGATGCGTGCAATCGGAGTCGAGGAAGTTCTTCGCCAGGACGTTCCGGGAACGGTCAATGCAGGGATCCGCATTCCAGCCCACTTGGAACCGGCTCGGCGCGGCGACGATCAGCGCGCACAGGCTCTGCACGAACAGCATATCGCTACTGGAATAGTGCCCGGTGAGCGCGATGTATATCTTGCGATTAGTGGATTGGTGGATTGGTGGATTGGTGGATTCGTCAGCGAGCACGCCGGGCTTGGTGAATTTCAGGATGCCGTAGCCGGGCTGTTTCTCATCCACAGCCGCCGCCAGAAGAAAGCCTTTGCTCGTCATCAGCCGGATGATCTGCTCCGAGTCGCCGCGATGATATTCGCAGAGGACGGCGAGCGTCTGGGACAAGTCCAGGTGCGTCAGGATTTCCAGTTCGCAACCTTCGGTGTCCACTTTGACGAGTTGGCAACTGGGTAAATCCCTCGCCGCGGCGATCCGCACCACGATGGATTTATCGGTCTGCCGTCCGAGGTTGTAGAAGCTGCAAGTGACATCCCGGTCGCCCGCTTTCATTTCTGCCACGCCGGCCATCTCGCGCACGGCGAAATTGAAGGGGCGGATGTTGTCGAAAGCGTCCGTCTCGGCCAGCAACCGTTCGAAGGTCTCCGGCACCGGCTCGTAAGCGAAGACGGTGGCCGACGGATATTTCTCCGCGCAGCGGAGGGCGAACGCGCCGACGTTGGCGCCAATGTCGAGGATGCAGACGGGCGGCGACTTCAGCGGCAGATCGTATTCGGCGGCTTCAGCATCGCGCCACGGTTCGGAAGGGAAAAAGTTTTTCATGGGTATTAAATAAAAGTGACCGCTTCATGGGGCTTTGGTTGCCCGGCGAGGTGCGCCTTTCAGAAACCGGATGACGGGGAATGCACACCCCGCCACCCGGCCCCATGAAGAGATCTTGCGATCTCACGTTCGTTCAGACCACCAGCTCGTAGGAGATGCTGGCGTTGTTGCCGTTGCCGCCGTTGGCGGGGATGGCCTGGTTGAAGCGCACATAGCGCCGGATGCCGGGCACCAGCGGGACCTTCTTGACGGTCGCCACGCTGCCGGTGCTGGCCACGCCCACCACGCTGACCTGCACGAGCGGGTTCGTGTTGGCGAAGTTGCCGTTGTCGGTGCTGTCCTGGAGCGTGAACAGGTTGCTCACGCTGGTGTTGGTGTGGTCGGCCAGGGCCGGGATGCTCAGGGCGATGTAGCCCTGGCGCCATTGGTTGGTCAGGAACCCCGTCGCTTCCGGATTGAAATCCAGAGCGGCGGTGTTGTTGTTGGCGGCCGTGTTGGGCAGCGCCTTGGTCAGAGTCAATGCAGAATCTTTCATTTAGTTATGCGTTATGAGTTGCGATTGGAGCCGGGCGGCGGGCTTTTAACCCCGCCGCCCGTCAGGTTCAGAACGGGTTGGCGTTGGCGGCGATGATGCTGTCCGTCGGGATGATCGGGATGCCCGAGCCCGTGGTGGCCGGCAGCGGCGCGATGGCGCTGATGTTGTTGAAGTCCGGACGATTCGCGCCCACGTTGCCGTAGAGCGTGACGGTGCGGGACGCCTGCAAGCCGGCGCGGCTGGCGCGGCTCATGAAGCAGAGGTTCGGCGCGATGCCGACCGGGAAGCTGGCTTCCACCTGGGCGATCATCTTGTCGGTGATCGGCTTGGTGTAGTTGCCGCCGCTGATGGTGTTGTCGATGTTCTTGACGGCACCCACGGCGCGCACGTGCGCACAGGAGAGACCGATCAAGCCCATCAGGTTGGACACATAGGCCATGAGCGACAGGTTGTTCGCGTCCTTCACCTGCTGGAGGCTCCACGGCGTGATGTCGATGCCGGAGTTGCCGCCGAACAGGAAATGCACGCCCTGCGGATGCATCCAGATGAACCAGGCCACTTCGCACGCGCCCACAGCCGAGCCGCCGGCGTCCACGACTTGCGCCGTGTTGACGAAGTTGGTGAGACCGGGGAAACCGCCGTTCGGATCGTCCTGCAAACCAGTGTAGAACTGCGTGCCCAGAGCGATAGCCTTCTGGCGAAGCGCGCCGGCGGCTTCATCGGCCTGCAACGAGGCGAGCGAATCGCCCTGTTGATTGGCCATGAGGGCGGACGCCTGGTCCACCTGCAACTGCGCATCGAAGATGAAACAGTCGAAGCGTTTCTGGACGTAGCGGCTGGCGCTGATGGCCGAGCCGACGTTCGCCTTGCGGAACGCGCCGCCCGTCGGGAGCGCGGTGCGGACCTTGGCGAGGTAACTGTTGCCGGGAATCACGCGGCCCATGACCTTCTCGATCTCGGGGGCGTAAGTCACGACCTCTTCGACGAGGCCCACGGCCTGGTCGGTGTTGCGCCGGGCAGTGATGTCCAGCAGGGAAATGAATTGATCAGCCATAATAATTTATTGGTGAGAGTTGCGGTTGCGGGTTTCGGTCAGTTGGTGGCGTTGACGGCGTCCTGCGCGGCGATGAAGCGGGCGCGGCCTTTGAGGTTCGGGTCAACGGCTTTGCTGTCGACCGGGGTTTTGCGCGCGCTCAGCGGCACGGTGGCCGGCGTGTTGGCGTGCAGCACTTGCAGCGTGGGCAGGTCGAGCTTGCTCAGCTCTTCCACGGTGTAAGCTTTCTTCGTGGTGTGGTTCACCGGGAGCTTGCCATCGGCGGCGAACAGCGCCACGAGGCGGACGGCTTCGGCGGCATTGGCCTGGCCGGCCTGCTCTTTCAACTTCGCTTCGATCCCGTCGAGGCGGGCGGTGAGCGGCGCAAGCAGCGCGGCGGTGTCAATCTTCTCCGGTGCGGTGACCGTGAGACGTTTCTTGAGTTCGGTCGTGACGGACGCTTCATCAGCGCTTTCCGCCAGACCAAGCGCGGCAGATAAGACTGCCAGTTTGATCATGGTATCCATGTTTGTGTTTTTGTTGTTGTCGTTGGTTGCAACCACCGGCAACAGACCGGCGGAAAGGATTTTCAATTCAGCGTTGAGCTGGGCCTGCTCGGCGCTGAGCGTGGCCGGGGCCTGCGAAAAGGTGATGCCGTAAGTCGCGCCGGTGCGCGTGAGCCCGACGCTGTGCGCGCCAATGACGCGATTCTCTTTGTCGAGATACGGCGCCAGGGAAAGATCAGCGAAGTCAGCGGCACTTTTCTGGCCGGTGGCCGTGTAGGTGACGGCTTCACCGAAGATGCCTTCGCCGGTAACACAGACGAGATTGGTATAACCGCCAATGGCGCGGGGTTCGGCGGTGCGCAGATATTCCGGCGTGCCGGGCACCGTGTTGTGTTCGAAATCAATCGCCACCTGCTCGCGGCCAATGGCCTTCTGGTTCGCGGCAAAAACCTTCACGGTCAGATCGTCCACCAGGATGACGCCTTCGCTCGTGGCGTTCCGGCCCCAGCCCAGCACCTTGACGCGCGTGGGTAGTTGGCCCGTGGCGGCATCGCCACCCGCCGACGCTTTGAGCGCGACTGATGGGGCGAGTGCAATCCTGATTCCGTTCACGCTGGTGAGAATGGCAGCGGTCAAGCAAAGCCGTTATTCTGCGGTGCAATTCCAAATGGGTGTAGCAGCCGACGTGAGGAGGCTCTAACTAAAACTTGAAACTAGAATGAGCCTCGTCACCTCGGCTCTACGCAGATTAAATGCCGGCTTGCGCTTTGATGGCGCGCATGGCGGCGGCGCCGATCTTTTCCTCGGCAGCGGCGGTGAGCTTGCCATCCTTGACCGGGAAGAACGGACGGGCCGGCAGGTTGCGCTTGGCATAACCGAACTGGTGCGCGGCGGCGTAGGGCGTGGGGTTGCTCAACGTGGCGGCGCGGTCGGTGATGGTGAGATGGAACGAATGCCAGAGCAGCCCGGACTTTTTGAGGTTGCTCGGCGTGCCATCCTTTTTATCGGCCCACTTGGACGGGCGATAGGCTTCGCCCACGGAATTGAAGTTGCCCTCAGTGATGCTCTTGAACACGGTGCCCATGGCGCGGAAGACGGCGCTCGGGTTTTTGGCGGCACTGGCCAGCCCCGCCAGCTTGGGCGAGACGTCGTTGCGGGTGATGGTGAGGGCGGTGGTGGCCATTCGAAAGGTTCAGGGTTCAGGATTCGGCGGCGTTCTCATATGCGTGGTTAGTTTCCGCCAGGTAGTCCATCGCTTCCGCATGACTGACCGACTTATGATATTTTTTGCGCATGGTGTTGGTCCGATAATGGAGGTTTCTCCGATAGTCCGCCGCTATTTGCCAGAGTTTGAAACGGGCTTGCATACGGTCCATTTCCCGACGCATCTGGATCACCATACCCGCCAGATCGGTATTGGAGTATTCGCCGCCCTTGACCACCGCGATGCCTTTCGCGCGGAGTTTAGCCTTGCGGATTTTTTCGCGGCAGCGGTCGCAAGTCCGATATTCGAGACCACGGGGATGGCCACAGCGCGGGCAGCGCGTTTTATCTTTGCGCCGTTCGATCACCGCCGCTTGGAATGCCTGAGCCTTGGCAATGCGTTCCGGCGTCCGGTCAGCCCGGTCAAATCCGAAACCTTTTTTTATTTCGCTGGCGCTCATTTGCGGAAAAAGTTTTCCAACCCGGTAGCATAGCCAGCCTTCCATTCAGTGTGTGCACGGGTGCCTTTCGGGTTGGGGTTTTTAGGGTCGGCCCCCCATTTGAACCGCGCCTGCTCGAATTTTTCCCACGCGGCCATGCCCGTTTGAAATTGACCACCGCCAAAGACTGTGATGTTTGTGGGTGCGACAAGTAAGCGTCCTTCCTTCACAGAAACGTTCCCCGTAGCAGCTGATTTGCGCTTTGAGTTAATTGTTTTAATGTTAGTTGGTTGATTATTTGGCATCCCAATCACTCCTTGGATTCTGGCGGTGGCGGTAAGATCTTATGTTTTCTTTTTGGCCGGTTTGGAGAAATCCCGCTGCCTTTGGTTCAGCCAGTCCCACACGGAAACATTTTTCGCGAGGTCGTTTTTTTCCGCCCAGCCTTGGAACTCGTCCCACACAGGCGCATCGTAGCGCGCCTGCAAATCTTTCACGGGCAGCCGCAAGTTGTCCGGGTGCCATTGGAAGGCGCTCCCGCCATCCGGTCCATCGCTCGGCGGCGTGACGTCGTAGCGCTGGCCTTCGCTCATCAGCGTGCCGTTACGAAGCTGATCTAGTTCCGGCCCTTCGATGACGAGCTTGTCTTCCGGGTTGCGGTTTTCATCCGCGGCCTTGGTCTCATCCACCATGTCCGGGTTCATCGGGCGGCACATGCAGCGGCAATTCCATTCCCACGGCGGATAATGTTTTTCCCAGAACGGATCGTCCTTGGGCAGCACCACGCCGTCGAGCGCGGCGTGCGTGTCGCGCACGCGCTCATCTTCCATGGTGAGATATTGCAGGTGCGTGGTGTCGGCGTCTTCCTGGGCCACGCGCCAGTTCGCCGCCTGGAATGCCTGAAAGGCGTGCGTGCGCAAAAGCAATTCAGCCCGGAACTCCGCGCCGTCACCGAGCCACGGATCCAATTCGGAGATGATTTGTTTCTTCGCCTCGTCCCAGGTGCCGCCGGTGGCCACGCCCGCGATGGCATCGCGAGTGCGTTGCATGACGGTCGCGCCTTCCACGCCGGAGATGGTGAACGCGCGCCCGCGCAGCTCGGGCAGCAGTCCCGCGAAGACTTCCTGCGTGACGACAGGTTTGTCATGGATTAGCGCGGCGGCTTCCGCGTGCGGGGCGGTGATGGCAAAAGTTGTATCCATTTTTATTTAGCCACAGATTGAACACAGATGAAACACGGATTTTAATTCCAGATCTGTGTTGAATCCGTGTTTTATCCGTGGCTAGGGTTTGGCTTGGGCGGCCCCGGCTGCTGCCGCAATCTGAAGCGCGGTATTGATCTCGCTGGTCAACCGTTCCGGTGTCCAATCGGCGTAGAGCGTTTTCAAGCGCGCTTCCAGATCGGCGCGGCTGGTGCTGTCTTCAATCGCCTTACGGAAGGGAGCCATGCTGCCCTTGTAAGCGGCGGCGAGCACGGCCTGCCGGGCGATGACGAGTTTTTCCACGGCGTCGGGCTCGGTCGGGGCCCGGAGCGAGGCGAGCAATTTTATTTTTTGAGGTTGTCCACCCTCACCCCGGCCCTCTCCCCCAGGAGAGGGAGGGCGTTGCGTTGCGTCGGGTTGCGCCGCTGCCTTCCGTTCCCACTTCATGCCGGTCTTTTCTTCCACGACGGGGAGGGATTCATCGGCGGCCTGGTAGCCGGCGTCGCTCATGGTCTTGAGCAGCGTGGCGAACTCCGCCGAATCTTCCGCGCTCAAGCCGCCCAGCACCACGCGCACGCGGCCGGCGAGTCCGTTGAACTGGAGCAACCGCGCGAACGGCTGTTTCTCCAAAGTCTCGGCCAGTTTTTTGCCGTCGAAAATCCGCACGTCGCTGCGGATGCTTTCGCTCTGATCGCTTTCGCCGGCATTGATGCCCGCGGGTTGCGATCCGGATTTGTAGCCGGTGATGGCGAAGCTGATGGCGTCGTTGCAGGTCTTGATCCAGAGCGCGTGGCCTTCCGCCCCGCCCTGCACCACGGCGCTCTGCAATTCGATTTGATCATCCTGGCCGATGACGAGCCCGCCGATCTTGGTGGCGGTGCTGAACGCGGCCTGAAGGAACAGCACGCTCTGCGGATCCTGCACGTTCGTCTTGCCGACGGGGAACGGCGAGCCGTAGCGTTCCATGAACCGGCCGAACCAATCGCGCCCGAGCTGGCGCAGCAGATACCAGCCGAGGATGCAGCGGCCGGGACCGCCCCAGTTGTCTTTCATCTGGGTGAGCAGATGGCCGCGATGCGTCACGTAGCGCTCCGGATCCAGATAGCTCGCATTGGCGGCGTCATAGATCAGCCGGCCCGCCTCGTCAATCGGCCAGAGCTTGAGCCACGGTTCCCAGCGTTCGAGGTCGATGGTGTAGGGCGAGGCCGCGCCGACCTTGCCCAGGCCGACATTCTGCACCGGGGAAGCAACGCCCAGTCCGACGCCGCCGGAAAAATATGCCCACCGGTAACAGAACAAAATCGGATTGACCGGCGCCCAGCGTCGGAACGTGTATTGAAACGGCACGGCCTCGCCGTCGGAAGTTTTCGCGGCACGGTTGGCCGGCTGGAATAAAAGTTCGTTGGCGGACACGGGCCAGAGCGCGGCGGAATCCAGCAGCGCGGCGAGGCCGTCGCCCCAGTTCGCGCAATCGGCGATGGCTTGCAGGCAGACCGCGGCGGCCTTGACGTCCTCGGGATCTTCCTTGTCGCAGGGCAGCACAGCGAGCGGCTGGCCGAGCACGGCGAGCTTGCGCTTGGTGATCTCGCCCTGGATGTGATCATCGCCGAGTAGCACGTCGCGATAGAAACGGAATAATTCCTTCGGCTCGCCCGACTCGGCTTCGCGGACGGCGTTGTTGATGGTGGTGGCCACGGCCCCGGCGGAGATGTTGCCGGGCTCGTAACGCGGATTGAGCCACCACGCCTGCTGCGTGGGGATCGGTTCGGCGGCGGGCACGGGCGGCTGGCTCTGAGCGGCGGCACGGGCGGCCGTGAACGCACCGGAAAAGGTGGCGGCGAGAATCTTTATTGGATTTTTCATGGTTGAATGGGTCTAAATACGGGTTTAGGGCACGCTCCAGAATCAATCCGCCGCGCTTCGCGATGGGGTAGGCTGCGTTTGTGGCACCACGGCCCTGTCTCGGTGGCTGCAAACGCCTGTAATCGAATCCTAGGCGGCATCGTTGAACCCTTGAAATGACCCCAGCCCGACGGGAATGGCAGTGGTCAGGTTGTTCTTTTCCGCCAGGGCATGAAGCCCGAGCTTGTCGCCGTCGAAAGTGTCGCCGTGCATTCCCTGATCGTTCGGCTCGCACACGAACTTGCCCCGGTCTTTCATGACGAGCCGGTAATCGGTGCGGGTGTAAGCATCCGGCGGCAGCGTCAGATTGTTGTCATCCAGTTTCGCGACCAGGCGTTCGCCGAGATATTCCTTGTAGTTGGTCGGCTTGTCCAAGCCGGGCTTGTCCAGCCCTTCGCTGGCGACGATCAGCAGCACGGGCAATTTTGCGCGCAGCCGTTTGCGGTTAGCCTCGGCAAAATACTTTTCGTTCGTGGCGTCCTGCGCGAGCGCCTTGGCGCGGCCACCCGGACGGCGGGCGATGCAATCAATGATCTGATCCAGCCGCTCGTTCGCGATGTCGGGGTTCTTCGTCTTCCACACGAACCGGGCGCGGACGGTGATCTCCGGCCCGTTCTCTTCCACCACGCTCGCCACCGACGGGTTGCTCGTGCCCTTGGTGGTGGTGGCCACGTCGAACCCGATGCCGATCCGGGCGGTCGCATGAACATGCGCCGCCATCCAGTTCACGGCCTTGACCATGTCGGCATCCGTCTCCACGAGAAAATTCTGGCAGGTGCCGATGCCCCGCTCTTGCGCGGTCTGCAAGCGCATCAGGTCACACGCGGCGGAACCGCCGAGCACGAACTTCACGCCGTAGTTGCGATCCCAGGCATCCTTGTTCGCTTCGCGCCGGCGCGATTCTTCCGGCGTGATGGGCTCGCCGGTGTCGTCATCATAGAGCAGCACGCCATCGGCGGCGGCGTCCCAGGCAGTGACCATGCGCACGAACACGCCCGACTCGGTGCGGTAGGTGTGGCCGGCGGGATTCGGCTCGCGGTTCCAGCCGGGCGGCGGCGCGAGTAGTTCGAAGGAATAATGCGTGTCATCCGGCGGCGGCGTGGTGGTGAGCAGACACCGGAAATCCGGATTGCTGGAGATGATCGGCTTGACGGCTTCCCAGACCTCGCGGAATTTTTTCACGCGGCCCACTTCATCCAGGATGAGGTCGCCGGTTTCGCCGACGGCATCCGGCGTGAGCGCCACCACCTTGGTGCGGCTGTAGATCGTTTTGGAATGGTGCAGCCGAAATTCCAGCCGCTGCGATTCGTAGAGCTCGGCGAAGTCGTCCGGGGTGATCAGCGATTTTTTTGACGAGGCCAGCTTGTCCGCTGCCGTCCCGGTGGCCGTCCGCAAGGACTTACCGGTCTGGCCGTCGGCGAGTTCCAGTTCCATCTTCGCCGAGGCCGCGGAGGCGGTGACTAACTGAAATGCCTTGCTCATCTGTTCGGATTCTTTCCGGACGATTTCGCGGCCGAGGTCGAGCTTGACGGAACCGAACACGACGGTGTGCCCGGCGGTGCGCATCATTTTCTTGAGCGCGATGCGCGCGGCGTTGGTGGTCTTGCCGTATTGGCGGCGGGTCAGGAACGCGGAGATGCGATGAAGATCAATGTCCTTTTCGAAGGCCACCTGCCCGGCGCGTGCTTTGTAGAGTGCGGCCATGGTTCATTTGCCGACGGGTGCCGGCTCCGCTGCCTTCCATGTCTCGCCGAACATCAACTGGCCGAGCGCTTCGATCTTGTCGCTGTTGGTGCCGGTGCCGGCGGCGACCTCGGCGGCGCGCTGATCCTCGTGCCATTTCAAAAAGAGCGTGCAGGTATCGCGCTGGAATTTCTCGCGGGCCATGGCGAGCTCTTCATCCTTTTGCGCGAGCCGCTTGTCATTCTGTTGCAGGCGCACATCGTTCTGTTCGCTGGTGCGGAGACTCCCGAGCGCGCCGGTGATCTTCACCAGGGCTTCGGGATCCAGCTTGGCGTCGCCGGTGGCCTCGTCCACGGCTTCGAGCAGTTCGAGCAGCTTGCCGCTGGCGATGCTCGCCGCGCCATCCGCGATGCTGCTGCCGTTGGCGCGCGAGACCTCGGCGGCATAGCGGCTGAGTTCGCGCGTGCGTTCAATGCGTTCATGCCGGCGCAGCCAGTCGTGGTAACCGGTGCCGCGCCACACGGAAAGGTTCTGATCGCTCACGAGCACCCCGCCGAACTCGGCGGCGATGATGGTCTGCACTTCGGGCTGGGCATTCAGCCAGGGCAGGATCTTGGAACCGCTGTGGCCGTCGTGGATCCGGCGGCAGACTTCCTCGCGCAGCTTGGCGGGCAGGCGCGCGATCTTGCCCTTGAGCGCATTATCCTGCAAACGTGGTTCAGTTGTGGATGGTTCAGTGCTCATGCCCGTTCCTCTTGTAAAACGCCGGTGGTGGTCGCCCGCCAGAATTTTCCACCGCCGAGTTCGTCAAAGGTGAAGTCCACCTGCGGCGGCGTGTGCCCGCGCAAAAACTCCAGCGCGGCGATGACATCGGTTTCCTCGAACAGGAAATCCAGTTCCTTTTTGACCACCTTGGCGATCTGGCGCGGCGAGAGCGCGGCGGGATGGCGATGGACCAGTGCGGCGCGCACTTCGTGGCGGAGATCGGATTTTTGCGATTCGTTCATAAATCAGTCTTTAGATAGTTCCCCTTCAATCCGGCCCAGGGCGCGGCTGATGGAATCAAATTTCTCAGCCACTTCGCGGCGAATGGCCTTATCTTCATCGCGCATGGTGCTCCAGATCTGGCCGAGCTCGGCGTCGTGCTTGTCCAGCCGGCGGCCGTGCTCGTTCTTGGCGTCGGCCAGTTCCTTGACGGTGGCGCTCGGATAAACCTTTTGCATCCGGAGCGGATTGTTTTCCAGCGTGGTGCTCGTGGGCTTGCCCTCGCGCCGCTTGTCGGCGTAATACTGCAAGACCGCGAAGATGGCCGAGACCACGAACGCCGTGGCCACCATGCCGGCGATGATCGTCAGCACGAGATATTTCAGCCAGTTGGCCGGAACGCTATCAATGGACGCTTGGGCTAATAGACAGGTCATGTTATGACTCATGAAAGGAGTTGGATGCGGCGTTCGTAACTGCTGATGAAATGTTGACTGATGAGAACGTCGCTGCGGCGGCGATACGCGCCCCACAGACCGAGGACATCGCACAGGACTTTGTAGCCGAGCGAGGGATTTACGCCCCAACCGGTGACGGGTTCGAGAAAAATTTCCTGCCCGACATGGCGATAACCCATCAGCCAGCCCGGCGTGCGCGGGACGATGTCATTTTGATTCACCACGCGGAAGGTGATGTCGTGAAGATTAACCGGTGATGAGTGACCGGTAACTGGCGCGGCATCGTAGAGGGCGCGGAAGGCGGCATTGCCCACGCGCGGCCCGCCGAACGTGGTCACTTGCGTGACGGCCAACTTCAGCCGGGAAAATTCCAAGGCGCACAAAATGGCGAGCGCGCCGCCGAGGCTGTGCCCGGTGATGTAAATGCCAGCCGCCGGATACTGCGCCAGCAGCGCGCGGACCTGCAGCACCACGGCCACACTGATGGCATTGAAGTCTTCGAGGAAACCGTGATGGACTTCGGCGATCACCTGGTAATCGCGCCGGACCAATTCCGTGAACCAGAACTCCGCGTCCTGCAAGAAATCCCGCGCTGAACTCGAACCCCGGAACGCCACGACGACTGCTGGCGCAGGGCCACCATTGGGGCCGGTCCCGATAGTGGGGTCAAGCGTCACGCTTGCCTGGGCGTCCGTGAACGGATCGTCCACGGTGCTGCGCGAGTAAGCCATGGCGCTGGCCAGCGCCATCTGGCGCACGAGCGGCCACTGAACGGTTGAAGGTTGCGGGTTCAAAGTTGCAAGTTGAAAGTTTGTTTCCGGTTTTCTGGGACTTTTACCGTGAACCCATCTGCTCTTTTGTCTTGGTGACCGCCGAGGCGGTGCGTTTAATTTCGTGGTTACTTCGCGGTGGCAGCCGGGAGCGGGTTGCCGGCGGCGGCTTTGGCAGCGGCGCCGATCAGGTTCCCCCCGGCGGAGCCCACGGCGGTGATGGCGACGACGGCATTGCTGCTGATGGTGGCGCTGACTGCCCCCACAGCGAACTCATGACTGCCCGCCAGCGCGGCCTGGTTGTTCACGCTGCTGCTGACCTGGCTGGCCTGCGGATCGGTGAAGAGGAACGTGCCGCCCCCTTTGCTGCGATCCGTCCACGTTTCGCGATATGCCACGAAGATGCGGGGATGATTGGCGAACAGGCCGCTCGCGGAGTTGGTCTCGCCCACAAACGCGAAGTCGGTGTAACCGTTCGTCTCATCGGCGGGCAGGTTCAACTGGCCGGTGGGCACGATCACGCGCCAGTCCGGCGGCACCGCCGCGCCGTATTTGACGAGCGCATGTTCCGTGGTGGAAGATTTGGTGAAGTGCGCACATGCTGGCAGCGCCAGCAGGGCAATGGTGAGCAGGAGCAAGGGCAGGAAACGAGTCAGCTTTTTCATATGGTGTTAACGATGGGAGTTGAGGGTTGGGGAAAAGGGGAGACGCGCAGCGTAATGGCCCCACCGCAAGGTGGCACCGAGGCGGGGGAAAATCGTAAACCCCGCCTTCCCACTGGAAGGAAAGCCCGAATGCAGCGGGCAAAAAACAGCAGGCTTGTCGGTGGCGCGTCTCATGCAGGCGCCATCCTGCCACGGGTCAATGAATCCCGTTATTCTGCGGTGCAGTTCTGAAAGGGCGGGAAGAAAACAGCGCGGCGAAAATTCAAATACCGCACTCGTGCGGTATTTGATGAATCATTGGATTTTTGAAAGATTCGGACCCATTCCAAGGCTGTTTTTTGGCTATTTTGGCAGTTTATCCAGGGCGGACTGTGCCGATGGCGATCCGGCGGCCGCGGCCTTGGTGAAGTAAACGCGCGCCGTCGGCAGGTCCTTCGCCACGCCGTCGCCGTCACGATAGCGCTCGCCCATGCGCAACAGCCCGTAAGCATCGCCCTTGTCGGCGGCGGCCTGGTTGCTCGCCAGTGCTTTTTCATCGGCGGCTTTTTTTGTGGCGGCGGCTTTGGCTTTAGCGGCGGCAGCATTTTCTGAACGCTGGGCGGCGGCATCGGCGGCGCGCTTCCGGATTTCCTCCAAGGATAGATGCGGCGCTACAAATTCAAAGTCTTCGATGCTCGCGCCGGAGCGGGCCGACTGCGGATCAATCAGCCCCATGTTGAAATCGTGAATCGTTTTAGAGGTGTGGGCGCGGAAAACCTTGTAGATAGTGCGCGTGTTCTCATCAATCGCGGTGCCACTGGCCGCGGAATGGTGACAGGTAATCTTCACATCCTTGATATCCCAGGGCGAGGTGTTGGTGATCTCAAAGTCGGCCATCATGATCACGCCGAACCCGTCGATGTGCCAGTTCCATGAAGCAATGCCGATGTATTTGGCCGCTTCAACTTTGTCGGCGGCTTCATCGGCGCGAGTTAAAACCGCTGCCGCAAATAAGAGGAAAAAGGTGAGATTTTTCATGTTTAGAAAGTTGTTAGACTTATTCACACGGACAGCCGTTGTCCTACCAGCACCGCAATCATATTCGCCATGAAGAATCTGGAAAATATCGCCATGGAAACCGTAACGGGATTAAGCAATGCACAGGCACATTTGGCCGCCGACGAGCTGGAGGAGATTGCGCGCATCATTCGGCTCCAGGCTTGTGGCGCTTGCGAATTTTGTAGGCAACCGTTTTGCTCGCGTCCCGGACAACTTTGGCGGAATTAGCGTCGGCCTCGGCAATTTCTTTCAACACCATTTCCCGCTCGTTCTCGGGCAGGTAATTCATCAGCGCCTTGCGCACGATGTCGGACTGATTGGTCATTCCCATCCGCGCGTTGCGCTTCACGGCATCAAATAGTTGCCGGGGCAAAGTGAAAGAGGTCGCCACGGTGTTCGGGTCGGGTTGGTTGGCCATGGGCCTAGGTATAATAAGAATAAATATTTTTTCAAGATTTAGTTGACAGGGGTATAATATTGAATATTATACCCACAGTGAAACAACGAAAGAAGAACTTCAGCGGCGACGTTCCCACGAGCGTCCTCCTTCCCGAACCACTTCAGCGCGCCGTGCAGCGCCGGGCGCACGCGGAAGAGCGCAGTTTCAGTTCGGTGGTGCGGCGCGCCCTTAAAAAGGAAATGGGTCTTCCGCTCGAAGATGAACATGCCAGGAGCAGCCAATGAATACTTTCTCCCCTTCCGACGGTGACCCCAAGCTGATCTGTGAACATTGTCCGCGGATCGCCGCCGACGAGTGGCGCGTGCGCGGTGCTATTCTCCGCATGGAACTCCGCCGGCATGACCTCAATTTCCGCGAACTCCAGATCGCCGAGCTCGTCCTGGAAAAGACCTACGGCTGGCAGCGCGCGGATATCATTTTTCCCCAGCTTCGTTTCTTCACCGACCTGACCGGCATCGGCACGCCGGACGTGGTGAAGGTGTTGAAACGTCTGCACGCGCGCCGGGTGCTGCGCATCATCACGGTCAAGGGCCAGCCCACCTACGCGCTCAATCCTGACACGGAATCCTGGAAGGCATTCCCGCGGGTGACTAAAGAGACGATGCAGGCCACGACGAACCTGATGCGCGAGATCAACGGCCTGGACCCGCTCCACGTTGAACAGGAGACCGCGACGGTTTTTAAGAACGGCCCCGACGCCAAACTTTTTGCGGCCATCATTGGCAATAAACCAATGGGCGAGGATGCGGGCGAACAAACCCCCGATTTCCCCAACCTGATTTAACCATTGGACCCATCTATGACCACCACCATCGACTATTTGAAAGTGAGCGCGCAGATCGCCAGCGCCAAGCGGGCGCGCGAGTTGCACGACCTGAATGCCGAGCTCAGTCATTTCGGGTTCAGCCCGGAGGAATTGAAAGCCTTGCGCGCCAAAGTAAGCGCCCGCTTCGGAGAGTTGAACCACCAGGCAGCGGCGACTACCGGCATCTGCGCCGCTCCGATCGGCCGGTTCACGCTGGCGCCGCGCACGAATGCCTCGGTGCTGCACCTGCTTGGAAAGTAGATGAAACGCGAACTGCCAGAGCTGGAAAAGTTGCGGGCGTGCGAGGCCCGGCTGGAAGCGGAGATTGCGGAAGAAAAACGGGATCTGGCGCGGACGATGAAGAATTTGAATCGGCTGGTCCTGATGTTGAGCGATTGCAAAAAAAATGATCGGTGAACTGACCCTGGTAAAAATGCACAAAGTATGAAAATCAAAACCATCGAAGACGTCAAGCCCCTGACCGACGGCCATCTGGCCGATGAAATGAACATCCCCGGCGAGGTGGCCGTGCCGGTGATCCCCACCCATCACGAGCTCACCGTGTTCTTCTCGCTCGTCAAGAATCCGCTCCGGGCGTTCGACGCCTGGCTGCGTATGAGCGAACGCCGCTCCCTCAACTCGCAACGTCCCTCCCTGAATTGAATCTATGAAAAGCCTGCAAAAATATCCTGAATCGGCCACGGCCATCTATCTGGCGTCCGATAGCATCATCAACGTAGTGCGTGAGGCCCTGGTGGCCGTGGAAGGTGCCAAACAGAAATGTCTGGCCGCCGGCCAACTGCTCAACGACTTCAAGGCCACGCTGGCCTATGGCGAGTTTTTAATCTGGCGCGAAAAGAATCTGCCGGAGATCTCCGCCGACTGCTGCGAACGCTGGATGCGCGCCGCGGCCAACATCGTCAGGGCGCTGCCCGAAGGCTGCATTGACGTGGAGACCATCAGCCTCAGCGAGGTGCTCAGCACGCCGGATCATTGCCTCTCGGCGGCGCACCAGAAATACAAGCAAGCCTGGTTGGACTTCACCAACGACAAGACGATCAAGGAATGCTTGAACGGCGTGTTCGTGGAAGGCGACGAGGCCCACCGCGTGGATCGCGCCATTAACGGCAAGACGATGGGAGGCAAGGGCAGCGGAGATCGGAAAGACTGGTCGCTCTTCATTGGCGTCAAACAGAACGACATGGGCGCACACCTGGCGCATTGGAAAAAGATGTCGGCTATCCAGCGCAGCGAGATCGAGCAGGTGGTGCGCGGGGCGATCCTGGGCGATGACGTGCGGCTCACGCGCGGCCAGAAGAGCCGCCTCTTCAAGTTTGAACCGTGGCCGGAGGATTTCTCCCGGCTGGTGCTCGAAACCCTCAAGGAACGCCTGAAAGGGACCAGCCGCTAACCGATTTCAATAATGCACATCACTGCATCTATTAAATGAATCTGTTGACCGACAACTCACCCGCGCTGGCTGCGCACGACGAATCCACGACTGCGGCCCGCGCTTCTCAACTCCCGGCGGCGCCCGCGTCAGGCGCGCCGGTTAATTTCGATGCCCCCGCTGGTGGCCGCGCTGCCAAGCGCTCAGCGGTGGCGGACTATTTCGATCTGGACGAATCCGCCTTTGACGCGGCGGAAGCCGCCTTAGATCAAGTCACCAGTAACCAGTCACCAGTCACCAATTTAGATTTGTCGGGTAAATACAGGCACGCAGAGAGCGGCGTGGCGGACTCCGGTCCCGACGGGGGTGATGCCCCTTTTCAGCCGGCCCCGCAACATAGACCCGTGGACGGACGGGTCGCTCTCACCGTCCCCTCTTCCGGCCCGGACGAAACCAGCGCCACGTGCAACGCTGTGAGCAGTCCGGCGCCGGCTCTTTCCCGTGAGTCCGATCTGCGCGCCGCCGAGGCCACCGCGGCGGTGCTGCGTGCGTTCGATCAACTGATGGCCGACGGCCACCACAGTCTGCGCACGGCCGCCCGCGAGCTCGGCCGGCCGGCCAGCATGTTCAGCGGCGACACCAGCGCCCTGGCGCGGTTCCGCCGCGAAGGCATCGCGGGGCTCTTGCCGCAGCGCGGCACGGTCTCGGCGAACATCCGCTTCGAAGTCCCGGCGTGGTTCGTGCCGGCGGCGAAGTTCTTTTATCTGCTTTCCAACCGGGTGCGCAACGGGGGCTCAGTGCCCGAAGCCATCCGGCGCACGATCTCGCTGCCAGTGCTGCCCACCGGATGGACCAATGCCCACAAGGCGCGATTCCTCAAGGCCATTGGCCAGACCGGCACGGTCCCATCATGCCCGGATGAACTGCGCGCTTTGATTCTTGCCCGCCAGGATGCCGGCCAGCCGCTGGTGCCGGAACGGCTCGCGCGCCAGATCGCGGTGAACGCCTCGGTGGTGCAACTATTCCGCAGCCCGCGCGCCTGGTCGCTCGACAACCAATCCGCGCCGGGCAGCCAGCGCCGCTACTTCGACAAGGAAACCTGCCAGCGCGAGATCATGCTGCCGGGCGACTGGTTCGGCGGCGATGACGCCACGCCAGGCATCGCGGTCTGCGTGCCCTGCACGGCGGTGATCACGCCGTGCTCGCAAAAGTTCGGCGTGCTGCTGGGCCGGTTCCAATGGCTGGCCTTTCCCGACGCTCGCACCGACAAGCTGCTGGGCTGGGATTACGTGGTGCGCCCGCGGGGCAGCTATCGCGCGGAGGATATTTTGAACGGCATGGGCACGGTGGTGCGCACCCACGGCGTGCCGCGCAAGGGCTGGCAGTTCGAAGGCGGCACGTTCAACAGCAAGCTGGTGCGGCAGGCCATCGAAGCGCTGAAGTGCGAACACTGGCGCACCTACTCGCCGCATCAAAAGGCCATCGAGAGCGTGTTCAACCGGGTCTGGACGCGGATCGCGGTGCAGTTCCCGCACGCGGACATGGGCCGTTACCGCTCCGAGAACGAGGCCAACTGCCGGATCTATGAGCTGTGCAAAAAGGGCGGGCAGGATCCCCGCAAATATTTCCCGACCATCGAACTGATCGTGGCCGTGTTCGATGAGGAAGTGAAGGCGCACAATGCCAAGCGCATTTTCAGCGAGCAATATGGCCAGTGGGTGCCCGATGAATTTTTCACGCAGGCCACCTCAGAAGCGCCACTCCGTGGCTTTAGCAATGACAGCATGGGTTGGATCTTTGCGCCGTTCGCGGTGGAGCGCGTGGTGAACAAGATGATCGTGAAGTGCCGGGTGCCGATGTTTGAGGATTTCAGCGTGCCGTTCGAGTTCAACGCGCCCTGGATGCCGCTCTACGATGGCAAGCGCGTGCGGATCCACTTTAACCCGCGCGAGCCAAAATGCACCGCCAAGGTGATCCTGCTGGACAACTGCGGCACGGCCAAGGCCGGCGACATCCTGGGCGACGCGCAACTGATCGGTGAGACCAGCGGGCACATCCGGCTGGTGATGAGCTGGGCGGATGACAACCAGCGCGCCGGCTACGTGGCCCGCCAGAAGACGAACAACTTCATGCGCCGGATGAGCCGGGGCATCGGCGCCAACGGCCGAGTGACCTACGCCAGCGACGAGCAGCGCGACGGCATTGCCGGGGTGGCCAAAGTTGAGCAGGTGGCACCTGCTGGCCATCAATCTGAAAAGACGGAAAACAACCAATCCGAAGAGTCCCGACTGGTGGCCGTCCGCCAGGACCGGGATGCCGTCCGGGCCGCCCGGCGCGCTGAACTGGAACGCCTCGAAAACGAAACCGCAGAACACCGCTACTGAATAAACCATCAACCAAAAATCAAATGCACAACGAAAAATTAAATCAACTGCGCACGCTGGCGCGCGAATGCCAGTCCTACCAGATCGAACGCGGCCTCAGCGACGCCAAGTTCGTGACCAAGGTTTCCCAGGTGGGTTCCACCAAGACCTACAAGCGCATCCTGGACGACGCTGATCCGCTGGAAGAGCTGAACGTGGACAAGCAGCTCGCCAATTACGTGGCGGCGGTGGAGTTCATCAAGGTGCTGCGCGCCAGTGATCGCCCGCCGGAACCGGAATATCCCGACTTCGACAACATCGAGAGCAGCCGCGCCGCCGTGGCCCGCGCCATGAGTGAGGAAACCATCGCCCGGTTTGTGGTGATCGAAGGCGAGAACGGCACCGGCAAGGACGCCGTGAAGAACGCCCTGCTCAAGACGTGGAAGAGCAGCATCGTGGTCGTGGAAGCCACCGAGCTCTGGCGCGAGAACGTGAACCCGGCCCTGGCTGACATCATCGTGGCGCTCGGCATCCGCCGGCGGGAGGATGACAGCGGAGATTCGTTCAAGCTGCCCATGCATCCGCAGGCCCGGCTGAACACCATCCGCGAAGAACTCTGCAAGCGGAAGCTGATCCTGCTGATCAACGAAGGCCATCACCTCGGCCCGCAAATGTTGAACCTGGTGAAGTCCCTCATCAACCAGACGCCCACCGTGGTGGTGCTGGAATGCATTCCCAAGCTGCTCGCCCGCCTCGTGGGCCAGAACTATGAGGAAGCCATTCAACTCTTCGGCAACCGGCTCTGCGAGCGCGTGCGCCTGGTGAGCCCGTCGCAGGATGAGATCGCCACGCTGTTCGAACGGCGCGGGGTGAAGTTCGCCGATACCAAGACGGAGAACCAGGCATCCGGCGCGGTGGCCACGGAAGCCCCGCAGTTCGGCAACTGGCGCTACGTGGTCCAGGTCTGCCGCGAAGCCCGCGAATCGGCCAACGGCAAGGCCATGACGATGGACCAGTTCGCCAGCGCCGTCACCCGTGCCCGCAGCCGCCGGATCATGCAACAGAAGGCAGCGTGACGCTGCACCCCCATAAAAAGGAACCTTATGACGACTACAACTGAGAATATTTCCCCTGCGGATGCACGCCTTTATCTCGAAAACAATGAAGGGAATCGGTCTATTAACGATGCGCGCGTTGACAGTTATGCCCAAATGATGACGGCCGGTCTGTGGCTATTAAATGGCGAGAGCATAAAGTTCTGCAACGGCAAGTTGGTTGACGGCCAACACCGCCTGTTGGCAATCATAAAAAGCGGCGTAACGATCCAAACGCAGGTTGTGCGCGGGCTGCCAGAAAATGCGCTGATCACTATTGACAGCGGTCAGCCACGGGATGTCGGGGACGTATTCCACTTTTTAAAGATAGACCATGCCGACACGATGGCAAAGGCCATCAGGCTGATATTTAAAATCGAATCTGGTTTTTCTGGCAGCTCAAAATCGTCTGCCCCATCTGTATGCCTGGAGTTTTTCAAATCCAATGAACGGCGGTTGCTCCGTTCTTACGAACATGTTGGAATTGTAAAACGCGGGATTTTGGGTCGTGAAAGTCTTATCGCATGGCACTTCACGTTTTCGAAAAGTTCAGACACTGCTGATGAGTTTATTACGGCCTTGATCACCGGCGAGAACTTATCAAGAGAGAATCCAATATTTCTGATGCGGAAAATCCTTTTAGAGGACGTCCGGTCACTGCGCCGCATGAAATTAGTGGTTCGCTGGGCATTGCTGGTGAAATGTTGGAATGCCTGGCTTAAAAAGGAACAGGTGCCATTTCTCAGGTGGTCGCCTCGCGTAGAGAAATTTCCGGAGGTGCTATGAAAAACATCTACGAAATCCCCTACGGCTACCGGGTGATCATCAACCGGACGGAGGTCCGCTTCCAGGCGTTCTTCCAGTTTGGGGACGACAAGGCGGCGGCGCTGCAACGCGCCATTGCCGAGCGGGACAACTTCTTTGCCGTCCACGGTTCCGGCGGCATCAGCGGCCAGCGCCCGCGCAGCAACACGGGCATCAGTGGCCTGAGCGAGGTCACGAAGTGGTTTCATAACCAGCCCTACAACTGTTTTCAGGTGACCGTGGGCAAGAGCAACACGAACCCGCCGGTGCGGTTTCATTATCGCGGCACCAGCGGCCGGTTGGTGGCGTTCCACAAGGCGCTGGCGTATCGCGTCAAGCAAACCGGCGAGGACAAGACGGCGCTGATCGCCCAAGCCCGGGAGGCGCTCTGTGTCTAATCCCCCCTACAAACTGATGCAGATTGCAGACGTCTTTACACCCGAGCGGCTGGTGACGTTCGAACGGCCCAACGCCGACCACGACACTGTAATCATCCGGATCGAAGGGGCGGAAGATTTCCACCTGAAAGCCCACACGCTGCGTGAAGTGGCGCTGATCATGAACTTCACGCCCCAATCGGCAATCGTAAATCGTAAATCGTAAATATGTCCGCCCCCCTCTCCAACCTGCAAAAGCGCGATCTGTCCAAACTGGCCAGCCGTGCGTTCGCCCGTGAATGTGCCATAGCCCGAGGCCGTGGTGAGACGCCGGACAGCACCACGAAGGCGACCGATGCGTTTCGTCATGGTCAGGTGGCACTGGCCACGGGCAAGAATGGGCTGCGCTGCTGTTCGCAGGATGATTACAAGATCGTGGAGGCGCATTTCCTGAATCTGCTCGGCGAGACGGGCCGGGCGATGAACGCCCTGGTGCAGCACCAGAGCAATCCGCGCCGGGTGGCGGAATACAAACTCACCCAGGCGTGCCGCGAGGCCGGTGTGAATATCGGCTACGCCGCGGCCATCTGCCAGCGCGTGTTCAAATGCTGCCTCGACGACGCCAGCGCCGAGGTGATCTGGAAGGTGATGTTCACGGTGAAGAATCGTGGTCGCAAGGTGACGTATGCCGAAAAGGAGGCTGCATGAGCGCGGATAAACGGGCCTTCATCGCCGCACTGCACCGGCTGTATTGCCAGCTCACGGGCTTGGTGATCCCGCTGGATATGCAGCGCGAGACGATCTGGTTTGAGTGGCAGCGGCGCGGCCATGGCGAGCAGGAACTGCGCGACGTGATCGCCCATCTCCAGCGCGGGATCCGCGAACAGCGCCGGAATCCGGGCGCGTTGAAGTTCCGCAACCTGATCGGGATGCCGGACTATTTCGAGGAAGACCTGGCCGAAGCGCGGGCGGCCCGGCGCGCGTATCAGAGCCGCCCCCAGGGCGACAAGCAATCCGTGCTCAAGGCCACCCACCGCGACACCACGCCGGCCAACCGCGAACGGAAGCTGGACGAAATTCTCAGCAGCGACGCCTTTAAGGCATTCATCGACCTCAAGAAATCACTATGAAACCGATTGATCTGCGCAATGAGACCTTTGACAGCCTGAAGAACCGGCTGGAAGCGGACCGGCTGGCGGCGCATCGCGCCTGGCTCGCGCACGGTCCGGGCACCACCCGCGAGATCTCCGCGAAGGCGGGGCTGGAACTGCTGTCCTTCCGCCCGCGCAGCACCGAGCTCTACCAGATCGGCGTGCTGGAACTGCTGGAACGGCAGGGGCACGAGGGCGTTTATCGCGCCCGCACCATCGAATCGTGGGAAGCCTGGTTCGCCCAAACCCGCAACGCCCTCATCACCGGCCAACAACAGTTACTCTGATTATGACAAAATTGAACCGCGCCAAAGCTGTGCAAGTCGTGTTCGACTTCGTGAAGGATGCCCACCCATTCCCCGACCGCTACAAAAGCTGGCTGGAAGGGCTCGCCGATGAACGCCTGCAATATTTCTACGGCCTCGTGCTGGGGGTCCTATGAAAACAATTTTCCTCTGCTTTATGACGCAACTGGTGCTCCTCCCGGTGGTGGCCGCGGACGCCGGTTCAACACACAACCAGAAACCGACCCCGGTCTTGGCCGCTACTGCCATGGATCGGGACGCTTTACGGATGACGGCTTTGGCCGCCATCGAATCCGGCGGGAACGATCACGCTGTGGGCCGGGCCGGCGAGGTGAGCCGCTACCAGATCAAGCCCCTCGAATGGTGGCGCGTATCCACCACGCCGTTGAGCCAGGCCACCGAACCCGCCGCGGCCCTCACCGTCACGCGCCGGATCCTGGACAACCGCTGCGCGGCGTTCGCGGCGCGGTTCCACCGGGCCCCGACGGACTTCGAGTTTTACGTCCTCTGGAACGCGCCGAATCAACTGCTGCTGGGCAACGGCCCCACGGCGGTGGTGCGCGAACGCGCCGAAAGGTTCGCCAATTTAGTCAACGCAGCGTGACGCTGCACCCATCAACAACAAAACACCGCATATATATATGAGTAAAGCCCGAATCAACATCAAGCTGTCCACCGAAGTCCTGATCACCCGCGCCGATGCGGAGATGGCCATGAACGAGCTGGCCCTGGCCGAGAACAACAAGCGCAAATCCGTGGCCGAGCGCGATGCCCTGGTGCTGAAGGTGCAGGAGAACTTCGCCCCGCTCATCAGCGAGTGCGAGACGTTCATTGGCCGCAAGTCCGCCGAATTGCAGGCGTGGGCGGAGACCCATCCCGACGCCTTCGCCAAGGGCCGGAAGAGTCTGGAACTGGCCGCCGGCACGCTCGGCTTCCGCACCGGCACGCCCAAGCTCTGCCTGCTCTCGCGCGCCTGGAACTGGAAAAAGGTGACCGACGCCCTCATGGTGCATCTGCCCAACTTCATCCGCTCGGTGCCGGAACCGGACAAGGAATCCTTGCTCGCGCAGCGCGAGGAACTGGCGCCCATGTTTCCCCTGATCGGCATCAAGGTGGAGCAGGGCGAATCGTTCTTCATCGAACCGAATCTCACGGATACCGATGCCCGCCAGTCTGTGGCCAATTAACCCCGAGGACCCAAATGCACAACGCCGAAAGTCTAATCAACATCCTGACCGCCCGAATGGTGACGGTGGAAAAGGGCTATCTCAAATTTGAGGACGGGCATGAGATGACGGATGCCCAGCTCGCCACGATGAATGAGGCGCTGGGTCTGGAGAAAACGAAAGCCTACCGGCCGTATTGCCTGAACTGCACTTTGCTGCCGCGCGTGGTCCTCAAGCCGGATGGCTTCGAATGCTGGCACTGCGGCAACCGGTTCGGCTTCGACCTGGTCCGCCAACCGAAGGAGGCCAAATGACCAGCATCCGCGAACAGATCGAAGCCGACTGTAACGACGTGGCCGAGTCGGTTAAGGCCTTCAAGCAAGCCATTCATGAGGTGACGGAACTGCACAGCCAGTTGTTCGTTCCCTTGGGTGCTGCAAACTTGGCTCTGCGGGTCATCCAGTCGAAATCCTTCATCGGGAGAAATGATCCGCTGATGAAGGAAATCCAACGACTCAATGAGCTGGTAGAGAAAGTCCAACAACTAAGAAACCAGATGGATCTGGGCACGCTGGTGGTGAAAACCGACCGCGTGATGGATGCGGTCTGGAAATCACTGCCATGAAAGCGCTCTCCATCCGCCAACCGTGGGCATGGCTAATAATCCGCCCGGACATCATCGGCGACGAGGCCCGCGCCCAGGCCGCGCAGACCGGCCTGCTCAAAGGCATTGAAAACCGCGACTGGCGGACCTCTCTGCGCGAGCGGATTTACATCCACGCCAGCAAAGGCCTGACCCGCGCTGAATATGATCAGGCCGTTGAATATGTCCGCACGGTGGTTCACGCCTCGATTGAAATTCCGCCGATGGCTGAGCTGGAGCGCGGCGGCATCATCGGCGAAGCGGATTTGACCGATTGCATCTGGGAATCCTGCTCGTGGTGGTTCAATGGCGAGTTCGGCTTCGTGCTGGAAAATGCCAAGCCGCTGCCGTTCCAACCGTGCCGGGGGATGCTGAAATTCTTCGAGGTATCCAACGCTGACTCCAGCCGCCGCGAATGACTGACATGAGAACGCACCAGACGTTACCGATTAAGACGCAGCGCCGCTCGCGGTTGGCTGCGAGGACGGGTTGGACAGCCCGATAAAAAACTATGCAACTGAAAAATCGAAAATTCAAACGGTGGCAATTTGCAATGCAGCTTGCGAGCTGCGGCTACGGTCTAAAGCCGCCTGTCAACCGCCTTAACACTCGTCGCAACCGTGACCGGTTGTGCGCCAAATGGTGGAATCTGGCGAATGAAGATATGCGTCGCCACATGAAATCTCTGCTGGCAAAACGCGCCGCCGGGCTGTCCAACGACAAGCTGAGGCACGGCGGGGACAACGAGCAATGAACGTAGAAGCGACATCTGAATTGAAAGCGAGCGACGAGCGCACGGCGCACCCGCCGTTGTCCTCCAGCGTCTTGTTAGGTGTCCCTTCCGTGACTCTCGCGCTTCCGGGTCTGGAATCCGAAAGCGTCCGACTCGACGACATCATCCTCACGCCGCTGGACGTGGCGCGTGACGTGGTGAAACACTTCAAGCCGTCTGGACGCATCCTCGACCCGTGCCGTGGCAACGGCGCGTTCGCTGACCTGATGCCAGGATGCGACTGGTGCGAAATCCGCCAAGGCCGCGACTTCTACGCATGGCGCGAGCCGGTGGACTGGATAGTGAGCAACCCGCCCTATTCGGTGTTCGCGGACTTCCTGCGGCACAGCCTGACCGTGGCGGAGAACATCGTCTATCTGATACCAGTGAACAAAATCTTCAACAGCGACCGAATGATGCGCGAAATCTGGACGTGGGGCGGCGTGCCGGAAATCTACACCGTGGCCGGTGGTGGCGCGCTCGGCTTCCCGATTGGCTTCGCTATCGGTGCTGTCCACTTCCGGCGGGCATACCGTGGCGAAACACGGGTGACGTTCAGGACACCTAACGAAAAAAGCTGAGCCACCGCTGACTCACGGCGTGAACCGCGACAGCGGAACTGACAGCGCCAACGGCGGTTGGCTCCGGCGACTTGTTAGGCATCAGCGATAACGACATACAAAAATGATAACTCAAACACCGATAGTAAATGCTGCGGCATACGACATAACAGACAGCGGCGACATCCGGCGGAGAACCACTGGCGACCATGTGTGCGCCACCGATGCCCGCGAAATAGAACTCGCGCTAAACCAATGGCGCGACATCGCAAAACGTCTCGCTGAAAACGGCGGCGGACTCGGCAGATATGACGCCGGAAAGTATCTCGATGCGATTGATGAATATAAACGCATGGCCGCGATGCCTAACAGTAAAATATAGAACCCCACTTCGCATATCGCTATGAGCCTTTACGCCAAACTCCAGTTCGCCGTGGCCTCGAATAATCACGACGCCAACACGCTGGAATCGTATTGGGCGGCCTGCAAAAAGTTCTATGCGTTCTGCGGCAAACCCGCCAGCCAGTGGACCGGGCCGGAGGTGGAGCGGTGGCTGGTGAGCCTGCACGATCAAAACTATTCCCGGTCGTCGCGTAAGAATGCGTTGTGCGCGATGGCCTACGTTTTTAAGCACGTTTTAAAGGCCGATATGGGCCGACTAAATCTGCCTGCCATGCCGCCGGAACGGAAGCCGCTTAAGATCATTCCCACGCGCGAGGAGATTGCCCGCATTTTCGCCGGGCTGAAAGGCCAGCCGCGCCTGATCGCCGCGCTGGAATATGGAGCCGGCACCCGGATCGGCGAGACGTGCGAGCTCCGCGTCCAGGATATTGACTTCGCGGCGCTCACTGTGCGCATTCACCAGGGGAAAGGCGACAAGGATCGCATGACGGTGCTGCCTACGATGCTGGTGCCGGCCTTGCAGCGTCACATCGCCTGGCGGAAGGCGCAGCATGACATTGATCTGGCGCACGGCGGCGGGTTCGTGGAATTGCCCGGTCAACTGGCCAAGAAATATCCGAACGCCAAGCGCGAGCTGCGCTGGCAGTTTCTTTTCCCGTCTGCCGTGACGCGCGGCCAGTATCGCTGGCATATCACGCCCAAGGCGGTGCAGGATGCCATGCGCGAGGCCGTGAACGCCGCCGGCATCATGAAGCGGGTCACGCCGCATACCCTGCGCCACGCCTTTGCCACCCATTCCATGCGGATGGGCAATGACATCGAAACCGTGCGCGATCTGCTGGGCCATGATTCGATTGAGACGACGGCGATTTACTTGCACGCGGACGCGGCCAAAGGCTGCAGTCCGCTGGATGTGGCGATGGATCTGCCGTTGCCGGCCAAGAATCTCGCCGCGCCTAGGGCGGCGCTGCTCAAATGAAAACCAAATTTCCCCGTGCTGCCGCGCTCGCCGTCGCCAAGGAATTGTGCGAATTACTGAAGCCTTTAACGGATCGTTTGGTCGTGGCCGGTTCGCTGCGCCGGCGCAAGCTGGAAGTCGGCGACGTGGAAATCCTCTTCATCCCCCAAATGGTCACGGTGCCGGATGGGTTGTTTGATTCAAAGCAGGTGAGCCGGGTGGATGCGTTGCTGGAAGTTTTGCTGCGCCCGCCGCCCATTGTTTCAAAGCGCCTATCGGCCTCGGGTTCCACGGCGTGGGGCGCCAAGAACAAACTCGCCGTCCACGTAGCCAGCGGGATCCCGGTGGATCTGTTCACGGCCACGGCGGAGAACTGGTTCAATTACCTGGTCTGCCGGACCGGCTCGGCGGAGAGTAATATGGCCATCTGCAACGCAGCCATCGCCAAGGGCTGGAAATGGAACCCCTACGGCGCCGGCTTCACGGATACCCACGGCAACCTGGTGCCGGTCACCATCGAGCGCGAGGTGTTCGAATTGGTGGGCTTGAAATACCTTGAACCGTGGGAACGGAACGGCCCGCCGGCCATCGGCGCGGCCCCGGCGAACTGCCCGCGATGACCCCGCATGATCGGCTTAAACGACAATTATTCCGGGCGCGTCGAGGTGGACTTCACCCATCGGCAGCCATTGCTCACGGTCGGGGCCGTGGCGTGGATCGCGCGCATGGACCCTTTCCGGGTAATTCAAGCCTGCGAGGACGGCACGTTCGCGTGGGCGTTTGACCTGGCTGAGCCGTCGGCCCGCAAACGGTCGCTCCGAATCTGGCGCGGCTCGGTCTGCGAGAATCTTAAGACCATGGGCCGGTGCGGTGGCGAATCCGCCGCTGAATCAATGGTCCTGGATGACATCATCCCCGTCGGTCGCAACCCATTCAGTTCGGAGATGACGCGCCGGCTGTCGATCCATCGGACGACGCTGGCGGATTTCATTGATGCGGGACAAGTGAAGGTGAGCGGCCCCGCGCACGCGAAGTATGGGATCGAAGCGGCCTGCAAATTGGAACGGGCGAGCCTGGTGAAATTTCTCTCTTCTCGGCGCCTCGGATTCTGCGGTGCTCGCCAGCTCGAAGCCCCATTTGCCTGACCCATTCAAAGCTGAAGCCTCGGAAAGTGAGGTCGGAATGCGGTTTCTCTCCAGTTAAATCAAGCCTTCCAAAGCCATTTCACCTCCGTTCAAGGACAAAGCTGGTGTCCTCGTTAGGCGTCATGTCACACGAATATCCACATGGAGTTGGTCCGGCAGGTCGGTG